GGCATATAAAGTGTATAAATATATAATAATATCTTGATTTATATGCAATGAAGTGGTATATTACTTGTAATATATGTTTTTTATTAGGTGCATGGTTGCACGAGATTTATTCTCATGCAACTGTGCTTTTTTTATGCCTATGGAAAGGGGTGATGGCTTAATGGGAGTTAATGCAGCAAGTACAAAGACAAGGCGAATGAATGGAAGGCGTGTGATTGTTTGTAATGAGTCGGCAGTGACAAGGGAAAATGTATTAGATATCTTGTCAGAAGCATTAAGTAGTCATGTTGTGAACATGGGTGAGATAGATTATTTGTGGAAATATTATTGTGGTAATCAGCCGGTTTTGTATCGAGACAAGAAAATTAGACCGGAAATATGTAATAAGATTGTTGAAAACAGGGCTAACGAGATTGTCTCATTTAAAGTAGGTTATCTATGTGGTGAACCGATTCAATATGTAAGCAGAAGTAGTGAAGAAAGTGTTGTTTCTCAAATAAATGAGCTTAACGAAATGATGTTTTCAGAAGACAAGGATGCTAAGGATCAAGAGTTGGTTGAATGGCAAATGATATGCGGAACAGCTTTTAGGCTTGTTTTGCCTGATAAGTCTTTAGAGGTTGAGAATGCCCCTTTTGAAATCTATACACTAGATCCTAGAGACACATTTGTGGTCTACTCTAGTGATATAGGCAATAAGCCTCTTATAGGGGTTAAGTGTGGTAAGGATAAGGATGGGAATGTTCAGTATTCAGTGTATACAGATAAACTGTATTTCTTAATTAAAAACAGAGAGATAGTTAGTGCAGAGGCACATTCGCTTGGAGTAATACCTATTTTTGAATATCCAGCTAACAATGCAAGGCTCGGTGCTTTCGAAATAGTCCTTCCCTTGCTTGATGCTATCAATAGTGTTGTAAGTAACCGTCTTGATGGTATTGAACAGTTCATACAGGCATTTATTAAGTTTGTTAATTGTGATATTTCCAAGGAGGATTATTTAGACTTTTTAGAACTAGGTGCTATTAAGGTTAAGTCAGGTGATGGTCAGAAGGCAGATGTTGATATCGTTACAACTGAGCTTAATCAAGAGCAGACACAGACGCTAAAAGAAGATTTATATAATGCAGTTCTTACAATATGCGGTATGCCAAATAGAAATGGTGGCTCTTCTACTAGTGATACCGGTACAGCAGTGTTATTGAGAGATGGATGGTCGCTTGCTGAGGCAAGAGCTAAAGACTCGGAACATATGTTTAAGAAATCAGAGAAGAAAATGTTGAAGCTGATTTTGAGGATTTGTAAAGACTATGCCAATTTCAGCTTGCAGCTAAAGGATATTGCAATGAAATTTACTCGTAGAAATTATGAGGCAATTCAAAGTAAATCACAAGTGCTTGTATCAATGTTGCAACAGCCTAAAATTCATCCGAGATTGGCTTTTTTACATTCAGGATTGTTTACAGATGCTGAATCAGCTTATGCAATGAGTAAGGAATATTATGAGGGTTTAGAACAAGAAATAATAGATTGCGAGGGAACGCATAATAACGCAAATGTCAGACAAGACAATAAAACAGAAAGAGAGAGCAGTAAATGACATTAAAAGACTTATTGAGAGACGCTTATAAGGAAGGAATAACACTAGAAGAGGTTGAAGCTGCTTTGAGTGAAATGACAATGCCTGAAGATAGTTCACATGAAGTAGAAAAATTAAAAAACGCACTGTCTAAGGCAAATAGTGAAGCAGCTGAAAATAAGAGGAAATTGCGAGAAACATTATCTGGCGCTGAGCAAAAAGCTCAGGAAGAAGCAGATAGAATTGCTGAGCTTGAAGCTAACTATGCAAAACTACTTCATGAGTCTACTGTCACACAGCGTAAGGCAGATTATTTAGCTTTAGGATATGATGAAAAATTAGCTACTGAAACTGCTGAGGCTATGGTGAAAGGTGATTTTGTCACAGTTTTTGCAAATCAGAGTAAATATCAAGCAAATCTTGAGAAAAAAATCAAAGCAGATGTTCTCAAGGATACACCTAGACCTGTTGGTGGGGATACTGGCGGTATTGATTTTTCAAAGCTTACACTAACAGAAAAGGCGAAATTAAAACTTGAAAATCCAGTACTATATGAAGAATTAACAAAGAGATAGGAGAAATAATTTATGCCAAGGACATATTTAGATTTTCCGTTTGATGCGGAACTGTTTTTACATGCATGGGAAAATGCACCAGACCCTGTGAAAGTTGCAATGCTCAATAGTGGAGCACTGGTAAATGATGATGTGATAGCAAGTATGATTCAGAATGATGGTAATTTGTACTCAATTCCATTTTATAATGTGTTAGCTGGTAATGAGGTGAATTACGATGGTAAGACTGATATTACATCAACTGAAACTTCAGCTGATTCACAGACAGGAGTGGTTTATGGTAGGGCTGCCGGACACACTGCTAGAGATTTTGTTGCTGAGCTGTCAGGTTCTGATCCATTCGGCAATATTGTTAAGAGTGTGGCTGAATTTTGGGCAAAGAAGAGACAGGCTAGAATTATCGGTATTCTGGGTGGCGTTTTTGATATAGCCGGGGATACAGATTGGGGAAAGCATACTGTGAATATTGCAAAAAGTTCAGGTGCAGTAGCGAAGATTGCTGAAACTACTCTCAATGATGTTATGACTGATACATTAGGAGATAACAAGAGTCTTTATTCTATGGTTATCATGCATTCAAATGTGGCTAAGACGCTTGAAAATTTACAGTTGTTAGAGTTTTGGAAGCAGACAGATGCTAACGGTATACAGCGTCCAATAGCACTTGCTAGTGTGAATGGTTTGTTGGCTGTAATAGATGATAGTGTTCCTGTTGACATGTCAACTGTAACTCATCCTAAATATACAACTTATCTACTAGGCAAGGGTGTTTTAAGAACAGCACCCGGTAGAGTTGATGTTCCTGTAGAGAAGTCAAGAAATCCTGAAAAGAACGGTGGTCAGGATACGCTTTACACCCGTATTAGAGAGACTATCCATCCGAATGGGTTCTCATTTAAGATACCTACAAGTGGATGGACCGAATCTCCAACAGATGCACAACTTTTTAATAAAGATAATTGGGTGCGTAAGTTTGATCATAAGGCTATCCCTATGGCAAGACTTATCACAAACGGCTAAATGAAGAAGGGTGGATAACATGACAGAAAGTGAAAAGGTAACTACTCTAAAGGCTATGGTGGGTAGCTCTGATACAGATGAAGTGTTATCTACCTACTTAAAAATAGCTGGAAGGAAAATATTGGCAAAGGCTTATCCCTATAATGAGGATGTTGATGAAGTTCCTTCAAAGTATCAGTTTTTACAGTGCGAGGTGGCAGCTTATCTGCTTAATAAGAGAGGGGCTGAAGGTCAGATACAGCATAGTGAAAATGGAATAAGTAGGATTTATGAGAATGCAGATGTCCCTGAATCCTTGCTTAAAGTGGTTGTTCCTAATTGTGGAATAATAAGGTGATGTTATGAAATGCTTAAGCAGGAATAAGAGTAGGTTTTGGTACTCAAATTATTTGGAAAAGCGGGCTGTAGTTGATGAATATGGAAATCAAACCGGAGAGTATGAGATTTTAAGAGGCAAGCCAATAGAATGTTTTGCGAATATATCTGCTGCGAGAGGCGAGGTATCTATAAGGCAATTTGGTGATAGTGATAACTATGATAAGGTGATTATTGTTGAAAACTTAGGCATAGATATAGATGAACATTCTGTTTTATGGGTAGATCTTTTGCCTGATATAGATACTGATGGATATGCTAAATCACCATATGATTATATCGTCAAGAAAGTAGCTAGAAGTTTAAATAATATTTCTATTGCAATAAGTAAGGTAAAAGTGAATGAGTAAAAGTTTTGCTGTGTCTTTGTCAGAGGAAAGTATATTGCAATTATCTGAAAGGCTTGCTGAGTACAAGGATTGGGTTAGGGAAAAAGCTGATATGCTGTCTAAGAAATTAGCCATAGTGGGAATTTATGAGGCTAGTGTAAGGTTTAATGGGGCATATTATGATAGTGACAGAGGAAATGACACTGATTTGTCTGTGGAAAAGTTGGATGGAGGATACAGTATTGTAGCTAAGGGCACTCAGGTTTGCTTTATTGAGTTCGGAGCAGGAGTATATTACAACGGTTTTGAACCACATCCTAAAAGGCCAGCGGAGGTATTACCCATAGGTGGATATGGTAAACACAAAGGTTCTCAGGAAGCGTGGGGCTACTACTCAAGTGATGGTGAACTTCATATTACGCATGGTACGCCAGCGGCAATGCCTATGTACCATGCTTCACAAAAGGTTGAGCATGAATTATTAAGCATAGCAAGGGAGGTTTTTAGTGATTGATATAGAAACAGAGATTTTTAATGCTATAGCTCAAAGGCTTCGTGTCAAATATCAAAATATTTTTGTAACAGGTGAATATGTAAAGGCCCCACCATCATTTCCTTGCGTCTCTTTATTTGAGGTAGACAATGTTGTGCACAGATCCACAAGAACAAACTCAAATATAGAGAATTTTGCTACTGTTTCTTATGAAATAAACATTTATTCCAATAAATTGAAAGGGAAAAAGAGTGAATGTAAGGAAATAGCTACAATAATAGATGATGAATTTATGAAGATGGGGTTTACACGAACAATGTTAAATCCAATACCTAATGAACAAGACGCTACTGTTTACAGGATGGTTGGAAGGTATAGGGCTATTGTGTCAAAGCAAAAAGTAATTTACAGGAGGTAAGTAAATGGCAATAAGTACATTTAAGGTCTTTTTGATGAAAAAAAAGACTACTAATGATTGGGAAAAGTTAATAGATATAAAATCATTTCCAGATTTAGGTGGTGCTCCAGAAACACTTGAGACAACCACTTTGTCAGATCCGATGCAGACCTACACACTGGGAATCCAGTCATTAGATGCTTTGGAGTTTGAAGCAAATTATACTCTGGATGAATTCAAGGCTTTAAAGGCTTTAGAGGGAGTGACTAACGATTATGCAGTTTGGCTTGGTGGAACTGAAACGGGCGGGGTAATTACTCCAACAGGGGTTAATGGAAAGTATAAGTTTAAAGGACAATTATCAGTTTTTCCTTCTGGTGGAGGAGTTAATGAGGTTGTAGGAATGACAATC